GGTGTCAGAGGGATTGTGGAGTATTTCTCGCAATAGTTCCCTCTCCAGTACTCCGCCAATGCGGTAGGTAAACCTGGGTAGTTGCTGACGCTTAGCTTATCCTTAATGTTTTTAATGACTATCCTGCCCTTCTCAGTCTCAAGCCAAAGAGAAAAGAGAAGAAAACCGTGAGCCAACGAAAATAAGGGAAAAGAGGGATAGAGTCCCAGTGGCTGGCCTCGTGTCCAGGCGATTACGCCTGAATCAACGCCGTTGTAATACCACTGTGACCTAGCAGCGACTGTGAACACTCTTAATTGAGATTCAAGCAGAGCTAATTCACCCTCATTGAGTACTAACTTTCCTAGCAACCATGCCAGATAGACTTGCGTGTTGAGGGGGAAGTGGTCCGTTGCATTTGATAAATCATAGCAATAGACTGTAGTCCCCTCTTTAAGTACTCTTTGTACAAGCGCAAGTGGCTTCATTTGATTCAGAAAGCAGTCCCAAGGAAGTTTTGAACAAAATTCAAACAACCAATCCCCTAGGGGCTTTAAAGCATACTGAACAACCCTATTCGGGTTAGCTACAAACCTAGCTTTATAACCGGGTTCCTGGATACAACCAATTTTCCCTACAGGTTCGTCCCCGACTTCCGTGAAAAAGAAGTTGGCTAGAACTTGATCTTGTAGGTAGAATCCGTCTTCGGGTAAGCAACCCTCCAACGACCTTTTTAATATGCGGGCAAAACGTGTCTTTGAATAAGACATTAACTGTGCCGCTTTATCAGATTCGGGGGCAGATTTTCCCCCACTGATCGGTGCTCGTCTTGAATTTTTAGTGACGGGGTTTTCACCGTAAGGCGTAGGAACACCATGAATAGGGATACGCACAGTGTCTAATAGGCACTGGGTGGCAAATCTCAAAACATCGGGATCCCACTCTTTCTGCGTATCTTCTTTGTCTGATAGGACGGCTTTAGTCCATTTCGCTCTTTGTGATCGGGTTTCCGAGCTAGATAAGTGAGAGGTATACAGCATTAATGCTGCAAGGGCTTTCTTTTTGCCCTTCCATAACAGGTCCTCTAGGGCTTTAAACGGCCCAACAAGGTGTCCATGTCTGGTTCTCACCCAGGGCGATACTTTATCAAAGTTACCTGCCCGAATGGCTATAATAGACGTCTTGATCCTCTTTAGGTGACCAACTGTCCATTCTGTACCTGACTTTTTAATCCAAAACTCCCAACGATTAACAATGTTGTGAGAGTCAGGCTTGGACAGCCCACATAATACTAAACGATCTACGAGTTGTGATGGT